CAGAAGCCCTTCGGCCCCGGCATGACCCCGGCCAAGCGCGACCGCCAGAACATCCACGGCGACATCTTGCAGCTCCAGCAGAAGGTGGCTCGCGACCTTGCCGAAATGGAAGCTGCCCCAGATCGGTGGAACACCAGCAAGCTCGCGGCGCGCCGCAAGACCCTCGCAGATGCCGAGGCCCGCTTCGCCCGCTGCGAGGCCCGCATAGCCGCCGAGGAGGTCGCATCGTGACCCACCACACCCTCACGGAGCTGCTGGTGCGCCAGAGGCGCCAGCAGCGCATGGCACAGCGGCTGGCCGGCATGATGGCCTGCGCGTGGCTCTTGCTGACCGCCACGATGATCGCCGGCTGGATGCTGACATGGTAGACCCCGAGCGCCACGGCAAGCGCCACCTGAGCTATCGGCAGTCCATCGTGCTGCTGGCGGCTATCCTGCTGGCGTTCGCCATCACCCTCGCACCGTGGGCGCTGCCCATGCTGCCGTATCGATGAGGAGACCGACCAATGACTAAGATCGAGAAATTGAAGGCCGAACTCGACGCCGCATACGACGACCGAAACGCCGCCCTTGACGCCGCCCGAGACGCTTTCGACGCCGCCCGAGACGCTTTCAACGCCGCCGTAGACGCCGCCAATGCTGACCGGGACGCCGCCATTGCCGCCTACCTCGCCGCCCTTGCAGCGCCATCAGCGCCGCCTTGGTGGCGAACACCTCGCAGCGCAAGAACAGGAGCAGACCGATGACTGAGATTGAGAGACTGAAGGCCGACCGGGACGCCGCCGTATGCGCCGCCCTCAACGCCTTCGACGCCGTTGTATACGCCGACCGCGACGCCGCCCTTGACGCCGCCCTTGACGCCTTCGACGCCGCCCGCGCCGCCTCCGTTACCTACCTCGCCATTCTCGCAGCGCAAGAACAGGAGAAGAACAATGACTGATCTGGAAAAACTGAAAGTTGCACGGGATGCCGCACTCGCAGCCCACCACGCCGCAGGTGTCGCGCGCGACGCAGTCCTCGACGCATACGATGCCGCAGCCATCGCCGCCGACGCCGCGCGCGCCGCCTCCGCCGCCGTCCGCGACATCTACGCCACTTACAACGCCATTCTTGCAGCACAAAAACAGGAAACCCCCAATGAGTAAGACACATGGCGAAACGGATAATGGACTACAAGATCGACCCGCTATTCAGGACGCCGGGGTTGCCTCGCATCCTGCAATTGCGACAGATCAAAGCGCAGACATATATGACCCCCGGCGAGCAGCGGGAGTTGAAGCGCCTCGAGGAGACGCAACAGACGATCGAGTTCCTGTTTCACCGGGGAAAGCGAAACGCCGCAAGGCGAAAGCCAAAGACATCGTGATCGGCGCAGAGAAACCGGCCGCGCTCAAGCACGGGCGCCGCATGCAGAGCCGTACCGCCAAGGGCGAGGCGCAACAGTCTCACCGCATTTGGGTAGCCGACGCATACCTCACCGGGAGGCAGACGATGCGAGAGTTGGCCGTGGAAAACGGCATCTCGGTGTTCACCGTGCGCGACTGGGTCCGCGATCGCCGAGACAGCTTCCTCGTCGACCCCCACCTGCGCCCGGCAGACGTCGTCGTGAAACGCGAGATACAGAGCAACGCGGCCATCTCGATCGGTGTGTTTGGAGCGGGCGGCAGTATGTCCGACGAGGGCGTCAGGCGCGCCACGCGCGACCTAGAGAAGGCCATCGTGAAGGGGCTGGCGGCACGGGGGTTGTCCCCGTTGCCCTACCGCAGGGAGATCAAGGCATGACACGCGAAGTTGAGATACTGCACCGCAGCGCGGCCGCTCTGGCCGCCATGGACGCCGCCAAGCGCGCGTTCAAGGCCGCCGAGAGCGAAGTGCAGCGCATGTGCCGAGAGTACGAGAGCGTGTCCGGTGCGCGCGGACTGGCACCCCACCATCTGGCGCAGAGTTGCCGGGCACGTGGGATCGAGGCGTGAGTAGGCCCGTCTACGAGAGCGATGCGGATCGCAGCAATCAGGCGACCGTCATCGCCAAACTGGAACGCGCCTTCGGCCTGACGGCCACCGCGCCCAAAGATCCGTTCGCGCGATACGACGCCGTGTTCCGCCGCCAGCCGCGCCCCTACGTCGTCGAGATCAAGGTGCGCCACAACACGCGCGAGAAATACTCCACCTACATGCTGAGTGAGCAAAAATACAATGCGCTCTGCGCCATCCACGCGAGGGGCGCCGACGTCCTGCTGGCGGTGCAGTGGACGGATGCGCTTGGCACCGTTCAGGTGCCTGTCGAGCACACGCTGGGTACCGGAGGACGCTATGACCGAGGCGACAGCCGCGATGTCGAGCGCGTAGTGCATATACCGATCAGCAGTTTCACCACCGTGACGGAGACCCCACGATGACTGTCAGCCAAGGCTACCAAGACGCCCTCGCCGGGCGCAACAACGCCAACAGCAGCCCCGACTATGTCAAAGGGTGGTTGACAGGCTGGCGCGAGCGCATGCTGGCGTGGAACAGCGTCAGCCAGCCTGCCGGGATTGACACACGTTAAGCAGGGGCTTGCGCACACCGGCGGCACCCTCTACGGTGCCGCCCATCAGCATAGAACAGAGGACGACAGCATGAATGCCATCGAACGCGCCATTGAGCGTGCCGGGAGCCGCGCCGCCTTCGCCAAAACGCTGGGCGTGACAGTGCAGGCCGTCTGCCAGTGGGTGCGTCGTGGCTGGGTGCCGCCGGCACGCGCCCTCGAGATTGAGGATCTCTACGCCATCCCGCGCGTTGAGCTGATGAAGCCGGAACTGCGCGCGATCATCCAAGCCGCAGCACAGTAATCCCGTGGACGAGGAGGGACAGCCCGTGCCACAGATACTACCGATCGCGGCGCAGCACTCGGCAATCGAGGCTCCGACAGAACTGCGCATGTTGCAGGGCTGGCTCCTGTATCGTCTGGAGACGCCGGACGGCGCGGACAAGCCGCTCAAGGTGCCGTACTACGTCGACGGCGGGCGCCGCCACGGCCGTCAGGGGTCACCCGAGGATCGCGCCAAGCTGACGACGTTTGCCGCAGCCAAGGCAGCCGCCGCGCGTCGCGGCATGAACGGTGTCGGGCTGGCGATGATGCCCGAGTGGGGCTTCTCCGTCCTCGACTTCGATAACTGCGTCGGCCCGGGCGGGGAACTGCCGCCCGAGGTCGCGGCCATCGCGCACTACACGTATTCGGAATACAGCCCGAGCGGCAAGGGCATCCACGCCTTCGTGCGCGGCAACTACGGAGATCGCAAGTCGCAGTCGCGCGGCAACGAGTTCGGTTTCGAAACTTTTAGCGACACAGGTTTCCTGACATTCACCGGCAACACCCTGTTTGAGGTCGACGTCACGGGCCTGCACGACACGATAAGCAACCTCGACGCCAAGGTCGCGCCACTGTGCGCCAAGCGTTTCAGCGCCAACACGGCGCCCGCCGTCCTCGACGACGACTTCACGATCGGCAGAGAGCCTCGCCTCAATCTCACCGTCGAGCGCATGACCGAGCTGGTCAACGCCCTCGACCCGGACATGGGCCGCGACGACTGGATCCGCGTCGGCATGGCCCTGCACCACGAGAGTGGCGGCGACGACACCGGCTTCGACATCTGGGACGACTGGTCGGCCGGCGGGGGCACCTACCCCAGCACGGAGGCTCTGCGCACGCAGTGGGACAGCTTCACGCGCCGGCAGGCACCGGGCCGCCCGCAGGTGACCATGGCGTCGGTCATCAAGATGGCCAAGGACGCCGGGCGCGTCTCGCCCACGACGACGCCGGAGCAGATACTGGCCGTCGCCGAGCAGATCATCGCCGATCGCCCAGCCAAATCCGTTGGCCGCTTTGGCCCCGTGCCAATTTTCGACCTGTCGCAGCTTCCGCCGGGCAAGTGGCTCGTGAAAGGCGTCATGCCCGCCGGGCAGCTGTACTCGATCTACGGAGCCAGCGGGAGCGGCAAGACGTTCATCGCCCTCGACCTTGCCTTTGCCATTGCCTTGGGTCACCCGTGGCGCGGACACCGCGTCGAGCGCGGCCGCGTCGTGATCATCGCCGCCGAGGGCGGCACGGGCATCGGCAAGCGCGGCGAGGCCTATGCACGCCACCACGGCATCGACCTGCGCAATGTCGACCTGCACATCATCACGGCCGCGCCGAACTTCCTTGAGGAGATGGACGTCGCCGAGGTCATCGCCGAGATCAAGGCGCTGGGCGGCGTCGTCGCCGTGTTCGTCGACACGGTCGCGCAGGTCTCGCCCGGCGCCAACGAGAACACCAGCGAGGACATGGGCCGCGTGCTGGCCAGCATGCGCCTCATTGCCGAGGCCATCGTCGCTCTGGTCGTGGCCGTGCATCACGCCGGCAAGGACTTGTCGAAGGGGGCACGCGGCTGGTCCGGCTTCCGCGCCGCCATGGACGGACAGATGGAGGTCACGCGCCACGAGAACGGCAGCCGCGAGTTGCGCCTTGACAAGATGAAGGACGGCGAGGACGGTTTGCGTTGGGGCTTCAAGCTGGCGGTAGTCGAGGTCGGCTTTGACAGCGACGGCGACACCATCACGTCCTGCGTGGCCGTGGAGGCTGACCTGCCGCAGGCGGCCGTCACCGGCGATCGCAAGGAGGTCGTGCGCTACGGCAACACCGAGCGTCACGTCCTCGAGATGATTGAGCTGCACCACCGCACGGCGCCTGACGTGGCGCTGGGCATCCTCACGGACCAGTGCGTCGCCGCTCTGGCAGTGCCGGAGGCAGGCAAGCGCGACATCCGACGCCAGTCCGTGCAGCGCGCGATTATCTCACTCGCCAAGCGGAAAGAGGCTCCGATCAGCATCGAGAGAGGGCGTGTAATTATTTGCATGTAGGCGGTTGACAGGCCAAAAGCACCCGCTTACAAGACCGTATCAGCAACAGGGAGGGACACCCGAAATGACGAAAGCCGCAAACTATTACAAGCTCGGCAAGGGCCGCGCCGTCGTCTGCATCGAGATCATCGACGCAGGTCACCGCGTTCAGCTCGCCGAGCATCAGGTTGACGGGAAGCGCGCCGCGCGTGCCGTGGCCGCACAGTACAACGCAACCCCGTGGAACTTTTGACATGACTGACATCTGGGAATTGTTCCGCGAAGAAGAAGAGCGCCGCGTTCAGGAAGAGCGCAAGCTGATGGCCGCCGAAGACGCCGCGTGGAAGGCGCTGCCGCAGGCCGAGCGCGACCGCATCCTCGCCGAGCGCGAGGCCAAGTGGGAGGCCCTGCCTGACGAACCAGAAACGGACGACGAAGAATACGAAGATGAAGAGGAGGACGACGATGATGAATGACCGCAACTACCTGCGCACGCTCACTGATCGCGAGCTTATGGAACTCGCGACAGCCGACAGCGAGCTGGCAATCGTGCTGGCAGAGCGCCTTGAAGAGGCACGCAGCAACACCCCCGCATATGGAGACGACGCATGACATACCGCATCGAGATAACCGCAGACAGCCTCGCCGAACTGGCCGGGCGCGTCTCCGCACTGGCCGTACAGTTGCAGACACAGCATGTGCCTGTGATCGTGCACCACGCCAGCAAGACGCCGAAAAAGGCCGCCGTGCTGCACGAGGTGCCGCCGTTCACGCTCACCGTTGAGCCGGCCCTCGATCCGGCACCAGAGCCTGTTGCGGAACCTGTCGCACTTGTGGCGGAGCCTGTCGCGCCCGCCGTCGTCGTGTACGACCCTGTCGTCGACATCGCGCCCCGCGTCCTTGCCTACGTTGCCCTGCGCGGCCGTGACGCCATGCTCGAGCTGTTGTCGCAGTTCGGTGTCGAGCGCGCGTCACACGTCCCACCGGAGCATCACGGCGAACTGGTGGCCCTCCTCGACGCGGTTATCAACGCATGAGCGCACACGCGAAACTGTCGCCGTCGGGGGCGCACCGCTGGATGCGTTGCCCCGGCAGCGTCGCCCTCGAGGCACCGTTCCCGGACAACAGCAACCGCTTCTCGGCGGAGGGCACGCTGGCGCACACGCTGGCCAGCGAACATCTCGGCGGAAGTGGCTTGCACCCGTATCACCGGATCGGCGAGGTCCACGAGGTGGACGGGTTCAATTTCACCGTCACTAAGGAGATGGCGGCATTCGTGATCGATTACGTCCGCCTCGTGTGGGAGTACGCCGAGGGTGGCATGCTCCTCGTCGAGAAGCGCGTCGACTTTAGCCCGGTGATCGACGTCCCGGAGAGTTTCGGCACGTCCGACGCCATCATCATCAAGGGCGACGAGCTGATCGTGATCGACCTGAAATACGGCATGGGCGTCAAGGTCGACGCGACCGAGAACGAGCAGCTGCAACTGTACGCCCTCGGCGCGCTGAACGACTTTGGCATTCTGGCCGACTTTGCGGTGGTCACGATGGTGATCCACCAGCCGCGCCTGAACTACGTCAGCGAGTGGACGGTACCCGTCGAGGTGCTGCGCGCCTTCGGCGAGGACGCCCGTCTGTCTGCCGTCGAGGTGCTGCACCACGAGGCACCCCGCCTCGAGGCCGGCGAGAAGCAGTGCCGCTTCTGCAAGGCCAAGGCCGTCTGCCCGGCCCTGAACGACAACGTCTCGCTGGCCACGGCCGGCGTGGCGACTGTCGCGGACTTTGCCGAGTTCCTGCCGGCGCTGGCCGAGGACGGGCTGTCGACGGCCATGTCGCGTGTCGAGTTGGTTGAGCAGTGGTGCAAGGGCATCCGCGCCGAGGTCGAGCGTCGCCTGCTTGCAGGCACGCCCGTCGAGGGCTACAAGCTGGTCGCCGGGCGCAAGGGCAACCGCGCGTGGAGCGACCCAAGCGAGGTCGAGCAGATCTTGAAGAGGTCGTTCCGTCTGCGCGACGACGACATGTACGAGCAGGTGCTGATCAGCCCGACGGCGGCCGAGAAGCTCCTCAAAGATACCCCGAAGCGGTGGGCACGGGTCCAAGACCTGATCACGCGCGGAGAGGGCAAGCCATCTGTGGCACCCGCCACGGATACCCGGCCAGCATTGGCCATCGCGTCGGTCGCGGACGAGTTCCGCGCCCTTCTCAACTGACAACTGGAGATCTGAAAAATGACAACTGAAACTCGCCGCGCCGTCACTCTGATGCTCAAGAACAAGCGTCTGGGCTTCGTCGACCTCGCCGAGCCGCGCTCGATCAACGGCGGCAAGCCCGTATACGGCATGCGTATCATCGTCCCGCCGACCGACGCGGACGCCAAGGCCATCAACGATGCCATCGTCGAAGTCGCAATCACGCAGTGGAAGGACAAGGCCGGTGCCGTCCTCGACATGCTGTACGACAAGGGCCGCGTCGCGTACCTGAAGAAGGACTACCGCAACCTGAAGGGCGACATCTACAAGGGCTTCGAGGGCATGTACTCCCTCGGTGCCAGCTCGCCGGGCGACAAGCCGCCGGCGTGCTACGACGAGTTCGGCCGCCAGTTGTCGGCGTCCGAGATCAGCCGCAAGATTTACAGCGGCTGCTACGCGCACGTGAAGGTGGAGCTGTACCCGCTCCTGCGCGACGACGGCAACCGCATCTCCTGCGCCATCCTCGGCGTCATGTTTGCGGCCGACGGTGAGGCATTTGGCGGCGGCTCTGCGATGGCCACGGCGGACGACTTTGCCGGCCTGACCAAGGCCCCGATCGACGTGTCAGACCTGTTCTGATGATCGACGCCGACCACAACCGGGCGGCGGAGGATCTTCGCCTCTTCCTCGAGCGCATCGAGCGTCTCGAGGAGGAGAAGAAGGGCATCTCCGACGACATCCGTGACGTCTACGCCGAGGCCAAGGGCAACGGCTGGGACACCAAGACGATGCGCAGGCTCATCGCCCTGCGCAAACTCGACCCCGACGCGCGTGCGGAGCAGCAGGCGCTGCTTGAGACGTACGCGAGGGCTATTGGCCTCGATTTAATTTAACGCTATAGGCGGAGTGGTGGTGGCCGGGAGGAAGCCCGGCTGCCGCCACTCTGTTCTGGTGAGCCGCGCCGCCGGGCGTGTCCCCGCCTGTTGCTGATAACTTGCGGCGCGTCTCTCCTGAACAGAGTGGGACAACTCTCTTGACAACCCTACACCTCGACCTTGAAACCTTCAGCGAAGTGCCGATTACGCACGGCACGCACGCCTACGCCGAGAGGGCCGAGGTGCTGCTGGTGGCCGTCGCCGTCGACGACGCGCCCGTGGACGTGTGGGACACGCAGGACCGGCCAGACTGGCGATCGGACTTGCAGCGCCTGATCAACGACGCCGACACCGTCGTCATACACAACAGCCACTTCGACCGCACGGTGCTGCGCCACTGCGGCGTCACGATCCCCGTAGAGAAGATCGAGGATACGATGGTCCTTGCGCTGCAGCACAGCCTGCCGGCGTCTCTGGGCGCCCTGTGCGACGTCCTCGACGTGCCCAGTGACATCGCTAAAGACAAGGCCGGCAGGAAGCTGATACAGTTGTTCTGCAAGCCGCGAGGGAAGAACGTCAAACTGAGAAGGGCTGATCGTGACACACACCCCGCCGAGTGGGCCGCCTTCGTCGAGTACGCCCGGCTGGATGTGGACGCGATGCGAGACGTACGCCGACGCCTCCCACGCTGGAATAACAGTGTGGGTGAGCGGGAGCTGTGGCGGCTCGACCAGAGGATTAACGACGGTGGTATCGCCGTTGACGTCGGTCTCGCCCGAGCTGCACTTAGAGCTTTCGAGCGAACTTCGCGATCTCTGGCAGTTCGCAGCGGACGTCTGACGAACGGCGCCGTCGGCAGCCTGACACAGCGCGCCAAGTTGCTCGACTACCTGCGCGGCGTGCTGCACCTTGACATTGCCGACCTGACCAAGGCCACCGTCGCAGGTGTGCTGCAACGCAAAGACCTGCACCCCGAGGCGCGTGAGCTGCTGGAGATCAGGCAGCAGGCAGCGGCTACGTCGCCGGCCAAATACGGCGTCATCATCAACGCGGCCAGCAGCGACGGTCGCTTGCGCGGCATCATCCAGTTCTGCGGCGCGTCGCGCACCGGACGCGACGCCGGTCGCCTGTTCCAGCCGCAGAACCTGCCCCGCACGTTCCTCAAGCCAGATTACATCGAGAGCGGCATCGCGGCCATGAAGCTGGACTGCGAAGACCTGCTGATTGACAACGTGTCGGAACTCTGCACGGGCGCCGTGCGCGGCTGCCTCATTGCCGAGCCGGGCAAGAAGCTGGTGATCTCCGACTTGTCGAACATTGAGGGTCGCGTCTTGGCGTGGCTCGCCGGCGAGCAGTGGAAGGTCGACGCATTCTACGCCTTCGACCGGGGCGAGGGACACGACCTGTACGTCGTTGCGTACAGCAAGGCGTTCGGCGTCGAGGCCGATGTCGTCGTCGAGAACAAGAAGACCGGCGACGGCACGATGCGCCAGTACGGCAAGGTCATGGAACTCGCCGGGGGCTACGGCGGCGGTGTCGGCGCGTACCGCACCATGGGCGGCGCGGCCGTGGACGCGCTGAAGGACGACGCCATCCAGACGCTGGTGACGTCGTGGCGCAAGGCGCATCCGAAGACGGTGGCGCTGTGGCACGCCGTGGAGCGTGCGGCGCGTGCCGCCATCGACAAGCCGCTGGAGGAGTTCCCCGTCGGCGCACTGAGCGTGGGCATGAAGGACAAGTGGCTGCGCATCAAGTTGCCGTCCGGGCGATACCTGTCGTACCCGGACGCGGCCGTCAATGACGACGGGCGGCTGACGCACAGCGGCGTCAACCAGTTCACGAAGAAGTGGGAGACGCTGGAGACGTACGGCGGCAAGCTGGTCGAGAATATCGTGCAGGCCGTGGCGCGCGACGTGTTCATGGTCGGCATGCGCAACGCCGAGGCTGCCGGGTATCCCGTCTGCATCCGCGTACACGACGAGCTGATCACCGAGACGCCAGACACGGAGGCGTACAGCGTTGATCGGCTGTCGGCGCTCATGGCCACGAACCCGTCGTGGGCCGCCGGGCTGCCCCTGCGCGCCGCCGGCTTCGAGACACACCGTTATAGAAAAGAATGAGGTATATCAGTGACTTATGTTCACGCAGCTTGACCCAGCCATCCCGATGTCGACGAGCAAGGGCGACGGCCTCGCCCTCGCCGTCATCGACTACGGCATGGAGCACAGCCTGCTGTGGGTCGTGGCGCTCGACGACAGCGGCGAGATATGGTGCGTGCCGAACGCCGAGGTGCGCGTCGTCGCCAACTGGTCGATGGGCCGGCGGCTGACGCATGCGTGAGAGCCAGATCGAGGCGGAGCTGAAGAGGCGCGTGAAGGCGGCGCACGGGCAGACGCGCAAGGTGCGCTGGCTGTGCCGCAACGGCGCGCCCGATCGGCTGATCTGGTGGCCCGGGCCACGCGCCGCCTTTGTCGAGATCAAGCGCCCCGGCGAGGGCGTGGACTGGCGCAGCCCGCAGGGGCGGGAGATCAGCCGCCTGCGCGCCGACGGTTGGGCCGTGTACGTGCTGAACGAGGTGGCGCAGATCGACGGAATAATCGACGAGGTACGAAAAAAGTCTCTTGACGCCGTGTAAGCACCCGCTTAAAAGGGTGCATCAGCAACGGAGACACCCCATGTGCAACTCAGCCACCTGCCAGCACGACGACCTGAACGATGACATCTTTGACATCTTCGGCCTCGCACCCGTCAGCAACTCCTCTGTTGCCGCGCCCGCAACGTACGACACCGTGCTTGCCGACGCGCAGGTCGCCAACACGCGCCGCTTCGAAGAAACCTGCCCGGCCTGCCGTGGCAGCGGTGTTTTTCGCAGCTACAGCGGCCGCGTCGTCGGCGACTGCTTCAAGTGCAAGGGTAAGGGCACGCAGTTCTTCAAGACCAGCAACGACGACCGCGCCAAGGCTCGCGACGCCGCCGACGCCCGCAAGGCGAAGGCCGCCGCCGCAGTTGCCGAGCAGGCCAGCGCGTGGCTCGAGGCCAACCCGGTCGAGGCCGAGTGGCTCCGCCAGCCGGTCACCGGCGACTTCACCTTCCACGCCGACATGCTGGCCGCGCTGGTCAAGTACGGCAGCCTGACCGAGCGTCAGGAGGCCGCCGTCCGCAACGCCGCCGCCAAGAGCGCCGCGCGCAAGGCCCAGTGGACCGCCGAGCGTGCCGATCGCGACGCCAACAAGGCCGTCGTCGAGATCAGCCGCATCGCAGACGCCTTTGCATCTGCCAAGGACGCTGGCCTCAAGTTCCCGAAGCTGCGCCTCGACACGTTCACCTTCTCGCTGGCACCGGCCACCGGCAGCAACGCCGGCTCCGTGTACGTCAAGGACGGCGAGACCTACCTCGGCAAGATCGCCGACGGCCGGTTCACCCGCAGCCGCGACTGTGACGACGCTGTCGAGGCCCGCATCGTCGCCGCATGCGCCGACCCGGCAGCGGCAGCGGAGGCCTACGGCCAGCGCACCGGCCAGTGCGCCTGCTGCGGTCGCGAGCTTACGGCGGCCGAGAGCATCGCCCGCTCGATCGGGCCGATCTGCCTCGAGAAGTGGGGCTGGTAGTGACACGCAGATGCCGCTTGACATCCTGTAAGCAATCGCTTAAAAGGGTGCATCAGCAACGAAGGAGACTTACCAATGCCTACCGCCACTCTCAAGCCCGTCAAGCGCGCTGCCAAGGGCCACAACCGCTTCTGCGGCCCGGCCGCGCTCTCGATCATCGCGGGCGTCGACACCGCCGAAGCCGCCGCCGTCATCCGTCAAGTCAGCCGCAAGCGTAACGTGATGGGCACCTCGAACTGGGAAATCCTGCGCTCGCTCAACCTGCTCGGCTTCAAGGCGTCCTCGGCGGCCAAAGTCGATCCGCTTAACCGCAAGAAAAATCCGACGCTCGCCAGCTGGCTCGATGGCGACGAGCGCGACGGGCAGTCCCTCTACCTCATTGCCGCCGGGTACCACTGGCAGGTCGTGCAGGGGCGGCGCTTCTGCTGCGGGATCACCAAGGACATCGTCTCCACGCGCGACGCCAAGGTCAAGCGCCGCGCCCGGATCAGCGGCGTCTGGAAGATCGAGGGCGTGCGCAAGGTCGCGCTGGCCGACGTGCTGCCGGCCAAGCCCAAGCGCGACACGTCGGACGACGCCGCGCAAGCTAAGGCCAAGCGGCTGGCCAAGCAATACGACATCAAGATCGAGGTAGACACCTATGGGCACGGCCCGGAGCGCCACGTGACCATCATCGTCTGGGGGCCGACTTGGGCGCCGCACTTGGACGAGGAAACCGTTGACCCGTTCTACGACAATCACTTCACGTATGACTGGCGGGAGGCCCTTGAGCTGGTCGAGGAGTACGTCAAGCTGATCACCGCCAACCCTGAGCTGGTGGCGTGACACGCACCTTCACCCCTCATGAGTATCAACGCGACATCATGCAGTTCATTTGGGACAACCCGCGTTGTGGCGTGTGGGCTTTTATGGGCACCGGGAAGACGGTGTCGACGCTGACGGCGCTGGACGCCCTCGACCTGTGCGACGGCGTGTACCCGATACTGGTGCTGGCACCGAAGCGGGTGGCGCGGTCGACGTGGCCCGAGGAGGTCGCGAAGTGGCACCACCTGCGTCACCTGCGCGTGTCCGTCGTCACCGGCACGCCGAAGCAGCGTCAAGCCGCGCTTGACACGCCGGCGGACATTTTTACGATGAATTACGACAACCTCGTCTGGCTGACCGAGACGCTCGGCGACGCGTGGCCCTTCAAGACGGTCGTGGCGGACGAGTTGACGCGCCTCAAGTCCTTCCGCATCCGGCAGGGCAGCAAGCGCGCCGGCGCACTGGGTCGCGTGGCGCACACGAAGGTGACGCGCTTCATCGGCCTCACCGGCACTCCCGGCGCGAACGGGTTGAAGGATTTGTGGGGCCAGACGTGGTTCCTCGACCGGGGCGAGCGCCTCGGCCGCACCTTCAGCGCCTTTCAGGACCGCTGGTTCCGCACGGGCTATGACGGCTTCAGCATGTCGCCCATGGCGCACGCGCAGGGCGAGATCGAGGCGGCGCTGAAGGACATCTGCCTGACCGTGTCGGGGCTGCCCGTGGACGAGCCGATCTTCAACTCAATCGAGGTCGACCTGCCACCGGCGGCGCGTAAGCTGTACGAGGACATGGAGCGCGACGCCTTCGCGGAGATCGCCGAGTTCGGCATCGAGGCGGTCAACCCGGCCGTCAAGATGTCCAAGTGCCTCCAGATGGCCAACGGCGCCCTGTACGTCGACGACAGCGGCGCGTGGGAGGAGATACACGACGCAAAGCTGGAGGCGCTGGAGAGCGTCGTGGAGGAGGCCAACGGCGCGTCCGTGCTGGTGGCGTACAATTTCAAGAGCGACCTCGCGCGGCTGCGCAAACGGTTCCCGCAGGCGTGGGTCCTTGACGCCGACCCGCAGACTATCGTGGAGTGGAATGCGGGCAAGATACCACTGCTACTGGCGCACCCGGCGTCGGCGGGGCACGGCCTGAACCTCGCCGACGGTGGCAACATCTTGGCGTTCTTCGGGCTGGACTGGAGCCTCGAGCTGCACATGCAGATTATCGAGCGGATTGGCCCGATGCGTCAGAAGCAGGCCGGTTATGATCGGCCGGTGTTCGTGCACTTTATCGTCGCGCGCGACACGGTCGACGCGACGGTGCTGGAGCGGCTCCGGTCGAAGCGCAGCGTGCAAGCGGTATTATTAGAAGCGATGAAGAGGAAAGCGAAATGAACCATCAGTGTGGCAGATGCGACGCGTTTTACTGGGATATGGCTGGCGCAAAGGCCTGCGAGCATGAGCCGGCCAAGCTGACCGGTGGCAGCAGTAGCTACTACACGGTGCGCGTCGAGCGGCCGACGTCCGGCGGCGAGCCGTACACGGCCGAGTGCAACGACATCATCGAGGCGCTGCAAATGGAGTACGACGTGGCCAACGTCTTCAAGGCGGCGTGGCGCGTGGCCGCGCTACGTCAGGGCCACGGCAAGCCGGGGCAGGACAGCGCGCGGTACGACGGCGAGAAGATCGTGTTCTTCGGGACACGGATTGTGGAACGGGAGGACGGGAAGTGACGGCTAAGAACTCCGGGTTTTGCCCTCACGACGCGCCTTGGGAGATGCCGTGCCTTTTTTGCGAGGAGCAAGATATTTCGCCGCCAATGCCGAAGCCTCGCTCGTCGCGAAACCCCCCGAAGCGTAACCCTCGCGCCCAAACCGCTTGATGTCCTCAAGATACTTGGATTGCTTGTCTACCCACTCTTGATCGAATTGCTGGATGCGGGGATCTGATCCATACGCTTTCTTTATCTTGCCGGGCGTGCGGCCGAACAGGTACGCCTGTTTTTGCACCGGAGTGTAAGGCGCGTCTTTCATCGCCTCCGCATAATTGCTGAACATCAGCTCGCGGGGAACACCTGCCTCTGTTTTCCCGAAGTATTCACCACCAAGGCCCGCAGGGTAGTTGGGGTGCGCCAACTCGCCGGTGTCAGCGGCGTATCCCTTGAACGGGCGCAGCGAGGAGATCATCTGCCCTGACGTGCCTTCGGGAGCGTACAGGAGATCGGGTGTCGCGAGTGCCGCTCTGTTTGCGCCGATGTCCGGGAAACCTGATGAAAGCGCGCTTGCCTTATCCATCATCTGGGTGACTGCGGTGCGCTGCGGCATCTTCACGGCACTGATGTCGTTTAGCTGGGCGGCTGCGGCTATCGGATCAACGCCAAAACCGATGAAGTCAGGGCGTTTTAGCTTGCGGCGGATAGCCTCGTCCATGACATCCAACTGCTTTTGCGAGACACCCCCAGCGGCGATCTGCCGGCCGATCAAGTCGATCATGGAAACAGATTGGTCGCCGCCTGTCGCGCCCATCGTCGTGTAGATACCCGCAATCGGGCCACCAAGCATTTGCTCGGCCTGTTGCCGTTGTTTGTCGATGGCGCTGATAACGCCCTGATTGGAGCGCCAGACGTCAGTGCCCCCCATAGCCGCCTGCTGGCGCGGAAAGTCCGGCCCCGCATATGTTTGCGTGGAGCCTACCTGCGGTCGGTCGTTGACGCCGTGGATCAGCGTCGCGCCGCGTATCCGGTCACCGATCAGCGGAATGCCGCCGGCAAACTCCTTCGCAATTTCCTCGGGCGACCGAACTATCTCCGGCGGCATTTCGAATGCGGGGCTGGTCCGCGCTTCCACGCGGTTTGCGGGCACGCTCCCCGCCAACCCGGAGTACCCCCGGTTGCTTTGTGCCATGAAGGGGTGACGGCCCACGATAGGCACTCCCCGCTCGATGGCGAAAGACCCGCCGAGGCCCGCGCCTTGCGGAAACCGCACATCCTGCAATTCAGGATGCCGTTCGGCGACGGGTTCGACCGCTTGGTACTTGGGCGCGCGTGGGGTCGCGGGGACTTTTTTGCTTTTGGCGGCGAGAGACACAGGCGCGACCGCCTTGGCAGCGCGTGCCGCTGGCTTGGTCGCCTTCGCGGCAGCTTCCGCCAGCTTAGCGGCCTCCTCGGCCTTCTTTGCCGCTTTGGCGGCCTTTACGGCAAGGCTCATGATACCCATCAGTGGCTCCTGCCAGATACAGCGCCGCCTGTAGCATAGTTTCGCATGGCGTTCATGAGGTCTGCGTGGGTCGTTGCCTCGTTACCGGCCTTGTCCCACACCGTGTGGTGGGCGAGGTGCTGGTAGTACGGCGCGAGGTCGTCGGGGAGCGCCAAACCTAAAGAAGACAGGCGCCCAGCCAGCCGATCTACGGCTTCCAAACCCCCGAGACCACTTTTGCGCCCCATGTAGGACGTGGCATCTGCAGTCGGCCGCCCGGTGTTCAACACGATCTGCCGCGCGTCGAGGGTGGGCAGGTCTCCACGGCCGAGCATGGACCCGACGAAACCCGCCTTCGGCGCAGCTACCCCACGAACCTTGTCGCGGATGAACGCGCGGTAGTCTGCAATGCCGCCGGCGTCGCCCGGTGTGGCGAGAATGAGGTCCGACATGCGCGGGGCTTCCTGCGGCAGGTTCTGGGCGGCCCACTCAAGATCCTCAGCAAGTTTGTTTTGGAACCCAAACGGAGAAAACTTAGCCTGCAGATCTTCCAGCGCGTCCGTCCGAACCTGCCCGCGTTGCGCGGCGTCGAGATAGGCCTGCCCCGCGTCCGTCCCGAGCCACTCTGCAAAAGCGCCCTCGGGACGCACCATGTCGAGGTTTAGCTGGCCTAGCTCGAGGCCACCGCGTTCTGCGGTGGCGAGGGGGCGCGCCTGCCGTTGAATGCTGGACCGCGTGATGCCGTACGCCTTCAACAAGTCGCGCGGCTCCATGCCGCGCTGCGCCTGCAGGTTCTTCTCCTGCATGAACCGCCCGAAATTTATTGCCTCGGGCGAGACAGCCGACAGGTCGCCGAGGTCTTGTTGAACCTCCCCGAGGGGGCGCCAGTTCCAGTCTTCAATGCTGCGCGTTTCCGGGTCTACGTACGCTGCTTTGGGCGCGCTTGTCTCCGCTGCGCGCTTCGCGACGGGAGCCGCCCGCCGACCGCGCACGGCCCTGCCGGCCAGCGCACCGGCACCCTCCAGCGCCCTTACGGCCATCTTGCCGGGCACGGGTGCCACCATCATGGCAGCCTCGTAGGCACTGCTGAGCGGGTTGTCGTACAGTTGCCCCGGCAGCGCCTGCACGCCGCTGACGATGGCGTCCTGCGCGCCTCTCGACATGCGGGTCGCGCCCGGGTCGTAGCCGGCACCGCGCGGTGCGCCCATCGCGTCGAGACCGCGCTGCGACGTGCCAGTCACGAGCTGGTTGCCAGTCCTGCCGAGGAGCTGGGCGATGTCCGCGCCGGCGTCGAACGTGGTGCGGTAGTCGCCGCGCAGCGCAGGCCCACGCAGCTCTGGCGGCAGCATGTCCCCCAGCCGCTGGGCTGCGCCGAGGGCGAAGCGGCTGCCCGTGTCAGCCATCTCCGGCAGCGAGCGCACGCCCTCCACGATGCGGCGGCCCACCACGGGCACGTCGCTGGCGATGTTGCGGCCGTACTGCGCGAGCAGCTCCGCGAGGGTCGGCTCCTTCTTGCGCGGCTTGACGGCCATCAGAGGTGCATCCGGGGCACTTGTTGGACCCGGGGCATAGTCGCCAGACCGCCGCGCGCCATGGCCGCCGGCTGGTCGACCTGTATCTCGGTGCCATCCGGCAGCGTCACTATGCCCGTCTCAGGGTCATAAGATCCTTGTTCGCCGAGTTCCATCGGTGCCGCTGCTGGCTCCGGCGAGAACGGCTTGACGGCAGGCGGAAGCGGGACAGCGTTTGCCGGCAGACGCTCGGCGGCGGCGGGGTCGATGCGTGACGCGGGGTCGTACAGGAAACCGCGCGTTACGTCCGGTGTCAACGCGCGCCCGGGAACCGATGCTGCGTATTTCGACACAAGGTCAGCCATGCCCGTCACGACACGATTACGGGGAGCCGTCAGCGTCCGCTGGATCGCGGCGCGGCCCGTGCGCGAGTACGGGGCGCCGAGGAGGCCCATGAGGCCGCCGCCGACGAGGATATTGGACGCCATGTCGGTGCCGGCGTCTGCACCCTCTGGCTGGTCGCGCAGTGCCGCACTGCCGCCGGACAAGGCGGAACCGAGAGCCAGCGGGACGAGCATTCGGCCAGCAGTACCGCTGTCGCCCACATCAGACGGCAGGCGCATCGCGCCGGCCTCTATAGTGGGCTGCGATGGGTATTCGCCCCGGGCTGCCTTGGCCTTGCCGCCAAACATTTTCGTGTTCTTCACCGTTGCACGCTTGATGGCGGCGGGCGTGAACACACCGCCGGCATTCGCTGGGGCCATATTGATGGCATCGGCGACAGACGCAAGGTTGCCGTATGTCTCGTTCGCGTTCTTAAATAGAATTGCGTTATCAGGATACTGGCGCTCCATCGCGCCCTCAAACTCCTCGCGCAGGTTCTTCAACACTGGTGACACGCTTGAAGACAATGGATCGTTTTCGTATGCCTTCGTCAGCTTTGTGATCTCCTGCACGATGGTCTGAAGATACTTGCCCGGTATCTCACCCGTCGTCGGATCGATGAGGGGGCCGATGAGGTCATTGAGCTGTGTGCGCAGTTCCAGCCCGACGCGCGGGATGGACTGCACTTTGCTGCCAACCTGCTGTACGCCCTTCAAGAGTTCGGCGTCGGGCATGATCGAGATGCCGTTGAGTGCGTTGTCGTAGGCGTCCTTGACGTGCCGCTCGGCAATGGTGAAGCCCGCGTGCCCAATCTCACCGCCGGTGGTGGCGCCGAGAGGGGCCAACCGCTCGTCAAGTATTCTGCGGTTAAAGTCCTCTAGGCTCTCCCGACGGCGTTCCGCCGCCGCATTGCCGATGACCGGGTACTTCTCAAGAACGTCCTCAAGCTGCTTGGCGCGACCGCCAAGCAACTGCCCGGGTGTCATGCGGATACCCGCCTCCGACAGCCGCAAGACGTCGGGATCTTGGACGCCGCGAAGGGCGGAGCCAGCGACGTTCATGGCACCACGTCCGAGTATGCCTAGTCCTGTGCCGAGGGCCGCTCCGGTGGCGGCGCCGCTGTAGCCACTACCCGGCTCGGCAGCGCCGGCGCCCTGATAGGCACCGAGGAGTGCGTCCGTCATGATGGGGGCAGCGCGGCCGTAACCGCGCGCCGCGAGGAGCGCTTCGCCGCCGAGGCCAAGGGCCGCCGAACCGGCAAACTGGCCAGCCATTGTCGAACCGGGGTACTGCCGCTGCAGGCCCTCCATGACGGCCTTCGTCCGCTCTTCGTCGCCCGAAATCGCGGGGAGGAAGCCGCCCGAGAGGATGTCTGCTGCGCCGACGACACCCGCGCCGACGGGACTTGCCCCGACAGCTCCGGTGGTCTTCGCGAGACCCGTGACGGGTTGCAAGAACTGCTCGATGTCCACGGCGGGCGTCGCACCCGGGTTGGACTTGACGTAGGAGACGACCTCCTCAACGTTCTTGGCCTTGGCACCCAAACCGGGTTGGACGGTGTCGAGGTAACTGCGGATCTGCGAGGCGTCCGCGCCCTCCGACACCATACTGCCAACAATGCCGTTAAGACCTTTGTAGAGGGCCGACTTCGCGTCAACGGCTTTGTCGCTGGTGAGTTCCTGCTTACCCTTGCGCGGGTCCGTGGCAAGGGTGGGAATGCTGTATTTACGCATGACTTCAGGCGAGTTTGCGTCCTCGTTGTTCATGTATGCGCGAGCTTTTTTGTAGTGCGTCTCGACGTTCGAGAGCGCCCGCTGCATGGCCATGGGCGACATGTTAGGGAGCAAGAGACCCATGTCGCCTTCAAGGATTTTGAGTTCCTTTTCGGACAGCGCGCCGAAACCAGAGGCTCCGGTCTTGGACTGGGCTTTCATCGCCTTCAGGGTCTCGATGACGCTGGGCGCGGTGATGTTTGTCAACGCATTCCTAAGATCGGTTGCCTGCGTGGCGTTGAGCTTACCCAAGACCTGCCCGGGAAGGCCAGTGGAGTAGGGGCCGATCAGCGACCGTGCATATGCGATGTTATTGAGAATGGCGTCGTTCTTGTCGAGGGCGAGTGCCTTCGCCTGCGGAGACGGCGGAGTAGGCTCCGCCGCCTCTGCCTTTGCGCCGACTACCCTTGCCGTGCCTTCGAGGATTTTTCTTTTGAGCGGACGATTGCGCTTCTCCTCAGCCGCTTTGTCTGCGGCAATTCGAGCTGTTAGATCGCGGGCGGCGATGACGCTTTGTCTGTCCACCTCGCGCGAACTCAGAGGCGCGGCAGGTGCACGCGCGAAACCGGCGTCGTCAAATGGGTCCAGTGCCATGTTACAAGACCCTTTCTTGGCCGTCAGGGGTGAGAAAACGCTTGCCCCTGTTGGCGGGGTTTTGCCGCGCAGCGATAGCCTGCTCAAGGGTCAGTGTGGGGATTTTCGGACCTATGCGTTCGCCGGTGTACGGGTTCGTCAGTACATCGTTGACATTGATGCCGGCGACGGGCTTGTTCGCCTTCGCCATCAGTTCCGCCAACTTCACTTCGGTATCCACTTCCTGATCGGCAAGCTCCAACGCACCCTTATTTTGCGCCAACTGCATCGCGGTCAGCGCCTCCGCGCGGCCCTC